CCAGAATATATCGCAAAATTATTCGACAATGTGCTTTTTAAATTAGTAATCTTTTTCTTGATTGCATATAGTGCTAAGAAAAATCCAACTGTAGCAATTATTGCGTCTGTTGGTTTAATGGTATCTTTACAAACTTTGAATAAACTTGAAATTAATAAATACTTAGCCGGTATTATTAGGAAAGAAGAAGCAATGGAAGCAGTAATGATGACAAAATCTAGTGAACATGATATGGATAATATGATGATGGAAGAAAGATCTGCTGCAACTGAAGAACAATTACCAGAAGAAACATTAGCAGAATTACAAGAAAATGCTATGCCTACTTGTACAAAAGAAGCTGATTTTAGAAATAGTTTTTATCCTCAATATGCTAATATGAAACCTGATGCATATTTAGCACGATATACTGGTGATGATGTTGGTGGTTATGATACTAGTGCAAGATATTCCGGATCAAATGGTAGAAGTACTTATGATAGTAATAGAGGAAGTTATAATGGTGATCGTGGATCATATAATTAATTTATTAATTTTTTTAGTAGTATTAAATATAGTAGTTATGTTTAATAAAACTGATATATTTTTTATAATATTATTTATTGTAGTTCTATCTATAATCATAGGTTTAAACATCACTATGTTAATTGATAAAAAAATAAATAATATATCAATAAATATTCCCCCATTAAATATTAAAGATAAAATGATAAATTGTGTATGTAATACTAATAAAGATAATGTAAAAGAAAATAATATTGAGGAAAAAGATAAAATAGAAAACTTTATAGTATCAGATGCAAGAGATTTAGGAAAATATGATGATTGGAAAAAAACAACCATGCAAAAATCAAATAAATTTGATGATAAAATAAATAATGATAAAAAAGATGATGATAAAATAAATAATGATAAAATAAATAATGATAAAAAAGATGATAATTTTAATGTAATGGTCATACATAATCCACAAACAAAAACTTATGAAAAAGGTAAAGAAGATAAATCCTATATTACTTCTGCAGATTTTGCCTGGGATCCTCCAAGACAATATGTATCATGTGCTAATAGTTCTATTGCTGAAAAATATAAAACTGGGGAGAAAAGTTTAAGACCTTATAAAATTGGTTGTGGATATCCTAATAAATTAACTGCTGAAAATTATTATAATACATATTATAAACGTCAAGTTATTCCTATTGAAGATTATAGAATTAAAGGACATAATTATATGAATTATTCTATTTTTCCAACACCATATCAAACTAGAAAATTAAGAATATTGTCTGATAATACAAAAGGATTACCACCAGAAGTTACAAAAGTAAAAAATATACCAATTGGTTTTAATTATGCATTTCATAATACTCCAGCAATGCCAATGCCATAATAATATTTTTTATCTAGTTAAAATAATATGGTAGATGAAGATAAGATAAAAAAAGAATTTAAAAAATATTGTCATAATTATCCATATATTCCGTCTATTCTTCCTAAAGTTGGAAGAATAATTGTAATTGGAGATATTCATGGTGATTTTCAATTAACTATTAATTGTTTAAAAATTGCTAATTTAATAGATAATAATTTAAATTGGATTGGTGGTAATACTATTGTTGTACAAATTGGTGATCAAATTGATAGATGTCGACCTAATAATTATAAATGTAATAATCCAGATAGTACTATTAATGATGAAGCATCTGATATAAAAATTTTAAAATTATTTACAAAATTACATAAACAAGCAATTAATTATGATGGAGCAGTTTTTTCTTTATTAGGAAACCATGAATTAATGGCTATTATGGGTAATTTAAATTATGTTTCTTACCAAGGATTACTTGAATTTAAAAATTATAAGAACAAAAATATTGATTTCAAGAAAAAATATAACAATCTATCAGATGTAGAAATAGGCAGAATAGCAAGACAATATGCATTTGCAAGAGGTAATGAATATGCAAAATTATTAGGTTGTACAAGATTATCTTCTGTTATTATTGGTAATTTCTTATTTGTTCATGCTGGAATTATACCAGAATTTGTTAATAAATTTAATATAACAAATAGGGAAGATATAATACTTCTTAATAATTCAATAAGGAAATGGATATTAAATTTAATAAATGTAGATTATGTAGATAAAATAGTAAATAGTTATGATTATTCAATGTTTTGGAATAGAATTTTAGGAAATATACCACCAAATGTTAATAATAATGATCCAAAATGTATAAAATATCTTAATCCTGTACTTAATCTATTTAAAGTAGGCAATATGATTATCGGACATACTCCACAATTTTTTTCTAATAAAGTTGGTATAAATACTACTTGTGGTAATAAATTATGGAGAGTCGATAATGGTGCATCACAGGCATTTAATAGTTTTGATAAGCAATATTCTGAAACTGGTAAGATAATTGATCTTCGTAAGGCACAAGTACTAGAAATATTAAATGATGATTATATTAAAATATTAAAATAATTAATATAAATTTTATTGATAAATTTAAAATTATTATCTAAAAATCAGTAGTTTCACTATAATCTACTGGTTTATCTTTTTTTTTCCTTTTCCCTGCAGCTCTTTTTTGTTTATATTCTGCAGTAGCTTTTTGTACAATATTATTAATATTATCTTTAGTATCTTTTTTAATTAGTTTACAAGCCTCTTCAAATATAGTAATTTTATCTTTATCATTTTTTGGTATTTTTTCTATATATTTTTTTGCAACAATTGATGCAATTGGCCCTTTATTACCAATTAATTCACCAACACAATTTCTTAATTTTTGAAAAGCAATCATACCAGGTGCTTGTTGTCTACCCATTCTTCTAGAAGATTTTCTTTTAGACCTCCTTTTTGAACTTCCTTTAGAACTTCCTTTTGATCTCCTTTTTGAACTTGCTTTAGATCTTCTTTTTGAACTTCCTTTTGATCTCCTTTTTGAACTTCCTTTAGATCTTCTTTTTGAACTTGCTTTAGATCTTCTTTTTGAACTTCCTTTTGATCTCCTTTTTGAACTTCTTTTTGAACTTCTTTTTGAATTTCTTTTTGAACTTCTTTTAGAACTCTTTTTGGATCCTTTTTTAGAACTTCCTTTAGATCTTCTTTTAGAACTTTTTTTTGAAGTTCCTTTAGAACTTCCTTTAGATCTTCTTTTAGAACTCTTTTTGGAACTTCTTTTTGATCCTCTTTTTAATCCTCTTTTTGAACTTCTTTTTGAATTTCTTTTTGAACTTCTTTTTGAACTTCTTTTGGAAGATTTACGTTTACCTCCTTGCATTGGTTTATTTTTTTTTCCACAAGATAAACTAGTCCATCTACCAATATCAGATGGTGTAGAAATTGGATCATAATTTTCACTTAAATAATTTCTGCTAGCAGATTTTTCCATTTATTATATATAAATTAGAGAAAATTTTATTTTAAAAAATAAAATTGATTAAGAAAATAAAATGATATAATAATTAATAGTTATTAATAAATAATGGGAGTTCCAGGATTTTTTGCGTGGTTATTAAAGAATTATGATATAAATAAAATAATTAATAAAAATATAAACGATTCAATTGACATATTGTATTTAGATGCGAATTGTTTATTCCATCCACAATGTTTTAAAATATTAGAAAAATATAACAAATTGGATGATATTAAAAAATTAGAAAAATATATGATAAAACAAATATTAAATTATATTGAATTAATAATAAATTTTGTAAGACCAAAAGGTGTATATATTTCTGTTGATGGAGTAGCTCCAATGGCTAAAATTAATCAACAAAGAAAGAGAAGATTTAAAACCATATATGATAAAAAAATTAAGAATGATATAAAAAAAAAATATAATATTGATGATGAAAGTATATGGACAAATATTGTCATTACTCCAGGAACAGAATTTATGGAAAAATTACATAAAGAATTATTAAAATATACAAAAAAACATAATATTAAGTATTCTTCATATCATGAATGTGGTGAAGGAGAACATAAGATATTACAAGATATAAAAAAATATAATAATAATGAAACAATAGTAATATATGGTTTGGATGCTGATTTAATATTTTTAGCATTAGCAAGTAATAAAAATAATATATATTTATTACGAGAATCTTCACATATTAATAATAATGAATACGATGATGATTTAACTTATGTTTCGATAGATCAGATGAGGATTTGTATTAATAAACAAATAATATTAACTATAGGAAAAAAAGAAGTAAATATTTATGATAATATAGATTTTACAAATGATTTTATATTTATTTGTTATTTTTTAGGTAATGATTTTATTCCCCATATACCATCAATTAATATTAAAATAAAGGGTTTAGATTTATTAATTAATTGTTATGTAAATACTTATAATAAATTGAAATATAATTTAATAACTGTTGGAGATAATGGAATTATAATAGATAATAAATTTTTAAAAATATTATTGAATTCTATAGCAAAATATGAGGAAAATTTTTTTGTAAAAATGTTACCAAATTATAATGCATATTCAAAAAAGAGAAAATGTAATTTAAATGATGATTATAATATTGAAATATGGAATTTAGAACATTTAAAAAATATTAAAATAAATGATCCAATAAAATTAGGGAAAAATTATTCTAAATTATGGAAGTTTAGATATTATGAACATTATTTTGGTGTATCTAAATACCAACAAGATCACATTAATAACATGTGTTTTCAGTTTTTTAAAAGTATTAAATGGGTATCAGAATATTATTTTAATAATTGTTGTTCTTGGATGTGGCAGTATCCATATTCCCATGGTCCATTTGTATCTGATTTATCATTTTTTTTAAATTCCAATAATTTAAATTTAAATAATATTAAATTTAATAAATCAGAACCAGTAACACCATTTATACAATTATTAGCAGTATTACCACCATCGTGTTCATATATATTACCAAAATCATATAGATTTTTAATGGATTCAAAAAATTCACCAATAATTGATATATATCCAATCAATATATCAATTGATATGATAAATAAAGATATGTATTGGAAATGTATACCAATAGTACCAGTAGTTTCAACAAAATATATTGAAAAAATAAAAGAAATAATAAAAGATATTAAAATAACGAAATCAGATAAAATAAGAAATAAAATTTATTAAAATATTAGTTTATGATATAAATAATAATATATCATAGTATAATAATATAATATTTATGAATGAGAAAAGTCAAACTAGAAGTATAAGTAGTTTACATTCAATTGGTTCTCATAAAGATAGAGAATATGATACAATACCATTTCGTATAGATTTTATTAAAGATTTGTTACATGGTAAAAGATTAGAACCAATGGTTGATTTAACTAATCCAGAAACGGAAAATTTTATAAATCAACAAAAATCATCAAATGATGATAATATTAGTAAAGATACTGGACAAATATTAAATAAAAAATTACATAATTTTTATAAAGTAATTAGTCAAATTGGAGGTAAATTATTATATATTAAAAGTGGTACATCTGGACATACATTTAAGGGTACAATAAAAGGTGAAGATGGATTGAATGTAAATTATGCAGTTAAAGTTGTCGCATATCCCAAAAGAGAGAGATATGGAGATATGAATGATATAGATCGACCAGAAAATGCAGAATTAATGATGATTAAATTATTAAGTTATTTTGTCGTTAATAAACAAACTCCACATATTGTATTACCAATAGGAACATTTAATACAAATATAGAACCATTCTTAAATTTAATAAAAAATAATGTAGTTGATAAAAATAATAAGAAATATTTAGAATTTGTAAAACGATATAATGAGAAAAAAGAATACCATGATTATGTATCAATATTAATAAGTGAATGGGCAAATCGAGGAGATTTATTAGATTTCATAAGAAAAAATTATATGGAATTTACACCAACTCATTGGAAAGTATTTTTTTTCCAAATAATATCAGTATTAGCAGTAATACAAAGTAAATATCCATCATTCAGACATAATGACCTAAAAGCAAATAATATTTTAGTACATAAAGTTAGTCATCGTAATTCAATTTTAAGATATACTATTCATAAAAAACAATATATGGTTCCAAGAATAGGATATTTAATTAAATTGTGGGATTTTGACTTTGCATGTATACCAAATGTTGTAAATAATGCAAAAGTATCTGCAAAATGGACAGATAGTATAAATGTCAAACCAGAAAAAAATAGATATTATGATATGCATTATTTTTTTAATACACTAATTAAAAAAGGATTTTTTCCACAATTTATGGAAGAAGATTATATACCACAGGAAGCAAAAGATTTTGTAAATCGTATTGTTCCACTTAAATTTCAGAGAGGTAAATATGTACACGAAAGAGGAAGATTGAATGTTAATGTAGAATATTTAACGCCAGATGAAATATTACGGAAAGATCCATATTTTGAAGAGTTTAGAAATAAAAACATTGTAAAAAATCATAAATTTAGAAAGTCAAAAAATATAGTACATCAAAATGAAATAGATAAGTTATTAATTAGTGATAATAAAATTAAAAAAAAAAAATATTTTAAATTATAAATTGGTCAAATAGCTAAATTATTTTGAATGTTATAAAATATTTCATCATTTAATTCTAGTTGTTGATTATTTTTTTTATAATGAATTATATAACCTTTAAGTTTATTTTGAAATTTATTAATATTATGATATAATTCATTTTCTATAGAATTGAATTTATTATTTTTATTAGTATAACATTTTTTTGGAGATTTTTTTTTATAAAAAAATATTACTTGTGTATAACCAATATTATTTGGTAAATTATGTAGTATTGTATTTGATTTATAAACAGTATGATAAGATTTATACATTAAATAATTATTTATTATTGAGATTATTAATAGTATTAGGATAAAAGAAATAATAATATTCATTATATATTTAATCAATAGAAAATATAAATCTTACTAATAAATATAGAAGAATCATGAATAAAAATAAATTTGATAATATTGAATATTGTATAAATATATTGTATAATTTTGCATATAATCGTAATAAAATAGATGGATGTTATATGTTAAAACATATTGATATTCCTAGTATTGAATTAAATAAAATTAAAAAACAATCAAATTATAATCACATACTAACGGACAATAAATTAAAATTTATTGGAATAAATAATGAGGAATTAGTATTTAAACGGTATTCAAAAGATTCATATCCAACTACAATACGTATTGGTGTTTATAATAAATCGAATAATAATATAAATGATATGCAAAGAAAAGAACTAGTTGCAATGAAATTAAATTATATTTTAAGTGAACTAGCATTAAATAATAAATATCCATTTATAATGTTACCAATAATGAATTTTGATATTAAATTGGAAGCTTTTAAGAAAATGAATTTGTTAGATAAAAGTAAATTAAATGATTGGTTATCACAATATAATATTGATAATGATAGTATATTATATATTAATGTGCAAGAACATTATTTTAAATTAATGACATTAAAAGAATATTTAGACGAAAATATAAATAAATTAGATACAAAATATTTTAAAATAATTTTTTTTCAGATATATTATGCTCTTTATAAAATATTAGATAGATTTCCGGCATTTAGACATAATAAATTAGATATTGATGCAATATATCTTTATAAAAAGAAAGATATTGTCAATAAGTATAGTTTTGTTGTTGGTAATAAAACTTATGATATCCCAAATTTAGGTTTTGAATTAAAAATTACGAATTTTAATAATAGTAATATAAATGGTATAGTAAATAATAAAGATTCATTACTTAAAACTGAAAATCAATATTATGATTTACATTATATAACACAATCGATTTTTTTTTATTTGGATAACAAACATAAAATAAATAATGATTTAAAACAATTTTTTGATATAGTTTTACCAGAAATATATAGATCAAATAATATAAAAATTATAGGATTAGATGAACCATATTATAATAAAACTGTAATAAATATTTTAACACCAAAATTAATTTAAAATAAAAATAATTTCTTTACTGATTTTATTAAAGAGAATAAAATGAATTTTGATGATGTTGATTCTTATAATATTAAAGAAAACTCTATAGAATATTCTATTTCCTCATCTTTAACTGATGATTTAAATGAAATGAATAGTAAAAAAAAGAATACCAAAAATAAAAAAAATAAACAAATAGTAAAAGGTAGTAGACAATTGGCTGAATATAATCTTTCAAAAAATAATAAGAAAAGTAAATCTAATAAATATGAAAATATAGAAGAAGATAGTGAAGAAGATAGCGAAGAAGATATACAAAAACATATGAAAAAAGATAAAGTTATGAAAAAAGATAAAGTTATGAAAGAAGATGAAGATATGGATGAAGATATG